CCCATAATGGCTCTCTTATTGAATATAGTAAGATCAGGAACCCCTCCAAGCCACTGGTTACGTGGTTTTGAGTTAATGATAGGTGAACCCAATTTAATGAACCCCACAACCTTCCCTGTGGTAGTCTCCTGTACCATTAACTTCATCTGTTTACCAGGTGCATCTTCATATGTAAATGAAGCTACCAACTCCAATAAAGTATTAAATGTAGAATGATCTGGTTGAACTATCTTAAAGTTCATATCTTCAGGATGAACAGAGAAGTCATTAAATAACTCATCTTCATGAGAAACACCAAAAAGCGTTGGAGGAATTTCCTTCAAACGCTCAACCTTTTTCATACGAAAATAATCATCAATACGGTTTATACCACCATAAGCATCATGAATCTTACTAACAGCATATAATGTATCTTCTGGAGAAAGAATCATTTGTAATTACAGTCACACATTAGTTCAGTAAAACAAGCAAGGGTATTAATTTCTTGATCAACAGCAAATACAGCTTGATATTGATATTTAGCAAAAATCAAAACCGCTTGAGGAATGGATGCAGGATCCATAGAACTATAGATATTCTCATATACTTTTCTATAAACACTAGCAGAATCATTATCTAAATTCTCAACAACCCACTTTCTAACCTTACCAAAATCTTTATTCTTCATATCTTTAACCAAGTCTTTCATATTAACATCAGACATGGAAGAAAGAATTCCTGTATCTATGTTACCTATGGAAGCATATCTTTGAAGTTCATTTAACACTCTTCTCCAATCAGGAAAATAACTCTTAATAACTTCAGCTACAACCTTATCATCATAACCAATACCTTCAATATCTAATATCTCCTTAACTCTATTAAAGAATACTCCAGCAAGTTTAATCTTCTCTTTACCAGTAATAGCAAAATCAATTACAGCACACCTAGAATGAAGTGGTTCTATAATCTTATTCTTATAATTACATGTGAGAATAAATCTACAATTATTATGATAGGTCTCTATATTTGCACGTAAAAGTAATTGAACATCTGATGTAGTATTATCTGCCTCATCTATAATGATAACTTTTGGTTTACCATTACCCTGCAGGGATACAGTAGAAGCAAAGTTCTTAGCATGATTCCTAACAGTATCTAAAAATCTACCTTCATCTGATCCGTTAATAACATAAACATCAACACCCATCTCACTACAAAGAGCTTTTGCAACGGTGGTCTTACCAATGCCAGGAGGTCCAGATAATAATAAATTAGGAACCTCACCATTCTCTACAAAACTAGTAAGCGTATTCTTTATATTCTCTGGGAGAATACATTCTTCAATTGTTTTGGGTCTGTATTTTTCAACCCATATAAAATCACTCATCAAGTTTCCTCAATTCGGTTAAAACATACTTGTATGCTCCTATCATATCACCTTTCTCATTCCTAAACAAGTCCTTATCAAAACTCTTACCTTCTTTCCAGAGTCGCATCCCGTCAGGTGATAATTCATCAGCAAGGAGTAAATTCTTATCAGCATCGTATCCAAACTCCAATTTAAAATCTACAAGTGTAAGACCTATCTTACGAAAGGTAGTCTTAAGTACATAATTAACTTCTCTTGCTACTATTCCCATCTCTTGTAGCACTTCAGGACCATACCCCATTAACATGATACGATCTGTAGTAAGTAATGGATCATCTTTCTCATCATCCTTCAAGTACCACTCAACCAAAGGCCAATTAAGAATCCTACCTTCTTCCAATGTTGTCTGTCTGACTATTGAACCAGCAGCAACATTTCTTACTATCACTTCAATGGGTACAATCTCTACCCTCTTACAACACATTGCTTTGTGAGTGGGCATACTAATGTAATGAGTTTTAATTCCTTCTTCCTCCATTTTCTTAAAGAGGATCTCAGATATCTCACAACAGATAGCACCTTTATTCTCCACCCACAATTCCTTCTTACCATTACCAGCAGTAACTCTGTCCTCATATTGTATGAGAACTTCATCAGGTTCAGAAGTCTCAAAAACTGTCTTTACTTTTCCAACAATAAAACTAGTCATAAGTCGAATCTGGTTCTAAAGCAATTAAATAAGATAAATTCCATTTATCATGGATAAATTGTGATATATTTGCAGTTGATACTTGCACATTATACACACCTGGCATAATCTTAAGATTCTCTACCTTAAAGTTAAAGCTAAAGTTTCTATCTGTATCACCAACTTTAACAGAGAAATTATTAGAAGTATCATTGTTCTTAGTACGAACAACCAAATTCATATCTGTACCATCACCAACCAAAGATAAATCTGGTAATTGATAAACACTTGCAGCACGAAGTAAAGATGATAATACTTCCTCAGTCAAAGTGAATTCAACATCTATGGTAGGAAGAACAATATCCTTCTCAGGTGGTGCTGTAATAACACTAGGATCAGAAAAGAAATACTTAACCTTAGACTTACCACTCTTAATCAAAAGACAAGATGGATTAGTAAAATCAAAATCAGGATCTTTAAAAAGTGAAAGTCCACCAAGGAACTCATTTAAATCATAGACAGCAAAGTCATTAATAAAAGTCTCTGGACATTCAAATTTTGCAAGAATATTCTTAGCAGGAGAAATAGTACGTATAGTATTACCCTGCTTCACTACCAATGATGAATTAATAGTAGAGAAGTTTTTAAGAATGTTTAGAGTTTCAGTGGAAATTTTCATTTGTCATAATCAACAGCGAATGCAGTGGAGTTACCTGCGTTTATAGAATCTGCCTTCTCACGTTTATCGTTGAAGTGCAATAATAGCATACCATAATGAATGATCTTTATGATATCCTTACGTGCAGATCCTTTTCTGTCATAACGTGAAGCATACTTAAGAACATTACTTCTACAAAATGCTTCAGCGTCACCTACAGAATCAATAAGGTCAAGAGTCTGTACGTTACCGACAGAATAATGACCTCGATATGTATTTGCAATATAGTCAGAGATCTCCTTCAGATACTCCTCCTCATTGTATTTTCTATTCATAATGAAGGAAATTTATTACTCTTCATTATATGCCATGTCTTCGGCTTTGTCAAATGCATCATCAAGAGTTTCTTCTTCAGGAGCAAGGATCTTATCATAAAGATCTAAAAATGACTGTTTAGTATCATCATCAAATCTATTCAAACAAACTTTTATTGCCTTAGTCTCATCACCAAATATACTGTAAGCACGAATTATATGAACCAATCTACGTGTAGAAATAACTTCATCTATCCCACCTTCATTAAAGGTCTTTCTAATAATCTCAGCCCAAGTTACTAATGCATTAGTAAAAGTATCCTTACAACAATTATATTCTGTACAATAGTTATTCAATATCTTAGTCTCTATAATAGAGGTAGGATATTCCTGTTCAAAGGTAATAGCAAATCTCTCAAGAAATGCCTCATTAAGAACATTTGTTCCTATAAACCTACCGTCATCTGATCCTTTACCCTTAGTGTTAGCAGTAGCAATTACAGTGAACCCAGCAGAAGGTTTTACCCACTTACCAATCTTCTTCAAGAACACACCTTTACCTTCAAGTATGGATTGTAAGCAGAGTATTTTGTTACTCGCCAAGTCAATCTCGTCGAGTAGCAAGACAGCCCCTCTCTCGAGCGCTTCAATGACAGGTCCGTTATGCCAGACAGTTGACCCATCCACAAGGCGAAACCCACCAATAAGATCGTCTTCATCAGTTTCAATAGTAATGTTTACACGAATCAATTCACGATTCAGTTGAGCACAAGTTTGTTCAACTCCCATTGTCTTACCATTACCAGACAAACCAGTAATAAAGATAGGGTAAAAATGCCGTGAAGAAACAACCTTCTTCACATCCTTAAAATTCCCAAAAGGAACAAAGAATTGATCTTTATCAGGAACTAAATTGTTACTCTCTGTAGTACCACCAGTTAGCGTCTTAAAATTTTCTTCAAGTTTTTCTTTGACAGTCAATTCATATATCCCACGACCTGACTTATATTCCTTCATTCTAGTACAAGCGGTGGAAAGAGAAATACCAACAGACTTGGCATACTCAGTCAATTGCTTACGAGTCACAACTGATCCATACCTAGTAGTAAGATCAGAAATCATCAAGTCAGTTGAGAAAGTCATTAATTTATTTGGTTATGTGGCTATTATAGTGTATGGCGGATCGAATGTCAAGCAACTTGATCCACGAATTTAGATAAGATTATCTTATTGAACATCTTAGTTTTCATATATTTTCTAAATTGATTACGAATCTTATTCTTGGTATCACTAGACTTAGCATTAATAACAGCCTTCTCTCCATTAAAATCATCTGAAGATTCCAATACATACATCTCATCATATCCAAGACTATCCACAACAAAATACTTATTATTTTTCCACTCTCTACGATATGTATTTTCTGGATCATTAACTGCACGGATAATATATCTTAAATCATTGGCTGTGGATAAACGAAATCCAACTACATTAGATCCAGTCATCCACTTATAGTAACGAATTAACGCAGCAGTAACAGCATATCCTCTAGTGTTCCAAGTAGAATCCTTTACAATGTTTATATCACAATAACCAGTCTTAATATCTTTAATACAAATAACTGACTCATAATGATTATAAGCAAGAGACCTACTACGAACATAATTCCTATCAGGATCATCTTCATTAACTACATTCTTACCAAAACATATATGATTTGATTCACCATCTGTAAGAAATACAGTATTTACTCTATCAACATTATGTTGTTGTTTAAACTGTTTAAAAATATAAGCTGCTGCAAGTATACTCTCATTGAGAGGAGTACTACCCAAAGCATATGGACAATAAGCATTACGTCTAATTAAAGAATTCATAAGAGTCCATATCCTGAATAAATGATTATCAAAATCAGAATTCTTAATCTTACTATTAAATAACTCAACTAATCTAAACCTTGATGGTACAAGTATTTCATTATTAACAGATAAATCAGACCAACTATCATGATGATCAAAATCTCCAGAATCAGTAAAAGCAAATACTTGACATGGAATACCAACCTTCCTACAAAAAGAAATCAAATTGATTAATTGTTTAACAGCACCTTCAATATTACTAGTCATCGACCCAGACCAATCAATATACATGATCAACCCATGATTCTTCCCACCAGGAATAATAGTTTTCTTTTTGAATATATCTTCAGTCCATTTATATGCATATAACTTATTCGTATTAAGAACACCAGTTTTATTAACAGTAACTCTACTATACTCATCAGCCTTCTTTTTCATCTCAAATTCTTTTACAAGATATGCAACTGACTTCTTACTATCAACCTTAAATTGAGTAAAACTAGATTTCCATTGATCAACATATTTCTGACCAGAAAAAGCATGGCCATATTTTATATTCGATATCTCAGTAATCATCTCATCCATCTTCTCTGAAAATACATCCACTGGTTCAATATATTCTTTCCAATCAACCGATGGAGGAGATAAGTATATATACTCTTTACACGAATCACTAACTAATTGTTTTGTATTTCTATTCCAAGCTTCATCAGTTTTTGATTCAGTTTCATCTTGAATATCATCTTCCTCTACATCATCAGATTCACAATCATCAGCACCACCACTACTACTAGAGTTGTCAGTGGATTCAACCTCATCAGAATCCTTGTCCTCATCAGGAGTTGACTGCATCGTAGTTGAGTCACCAAATCCAGATTGATTTATTTTATCGGAGGTAGATACTTCTTCTTTCTTCTCTTCTTGAGTCTTAAGATACTTTATAATATACTCACAAACTTCCACAACATCATCAAAACTTTCTGTGCCTCCAACCATCTTAACAATCTTCTTTTCCTCATCATTAAGGAATGGTATTATTGTAGCAACATCATGAAGACCAATCTTAAAATGTAAATTGATACGATCAATAAAATTCATTTCCCTCAAATCTATATCTGATATTTCAAAAAAGTCACGAGAATTTAATTCCTTATATCCTGAATAAAAAGACTTAACTAAGCCAGGATACTTTATTTTCATCTTACGTTCAATTCTAGCATCCTCAACTACATTTACAAACGCCTGTGGAACACCAGTCTCATCACTATTAAATTCACGAGGCGTATATATTGCATGACCAACCTCATGACCTACTAATAAATCATATACATTATTACTAATCTCATCCCATATCGGTAAATAAAGAACTCTAGTGTCCACATTAAAGGATGCAGTAGCAACCTTACGATGTTCAACAGTCAAGTTCTCAGTAGCAAGAAGTTTTGCGAGATTGCTTTTAACTTGAGTGGTGGACATAGTTCCTTTGAGTTATATGGCTACAATACCATATAGCTATACAAAGGTCAAGAGTTTTATGATAAGGATTACTTATCTATCTTACCCAACCTATAAAACCCGTTTTCTGACCCCCAAGCTTGTTTACCAGTTTCCACACTAATACCCTTATCATATACGTTATAATAATCTTTAGCTAATTCAAATCCATTGTCAATGTAAGTCAGTATACCATTCCGTTCAACCTTACAATCACATCCCTGTATACCACCCGTAAATAATTCACCATCAAATGTAATTACGTTATCACAACCTTCTCTATATTCAATAGTATCTTCAGTAATCAAATCCATATTGCGAAGTCCAGCATGACGATCACCATCCACTCGATAAGTTTTATTAATTATCTTATCACCTTCCTGAGTTGGTTTTGAAACGAATTGTCTGTATGGATACGACTTCCATACATTCTGTTGTTCTCCATAAAAAAATCCATTATCAAGCTTGACATGAGTTATCCGTACATATATGAAATGTACTGGACGACCAAAAGCTTGTTGTCTATTATCAAAAATCCCTTCATACCATTCATTAAAAATATCAATCATCATCTTCAGGTGGGTGGCATAATATGTATATCCATATTAATCCTAATACCAGAACAGTAAACAACCTTATAGAACTAGGAGAGGTATCTATAGTACTAATCATAAAGCAATAACCTTACTAAAATTTTTAACTTTCTCGTAACTTAACACACGATCAAACTTATCATGCAATAATTCACCCTTATGAGAAATAATAAAGATATTAGTATCTTCATTACCATCACGAATTATTCTCAAGAAGTCCTCTGTACCAGCTACATCAAGAGAGGAATCAAATACTTCATCTAGTATTAATAAATTAGTACTAGCAGAATTTTTAAGTTTAGCAATAGATCTCCAAGTAAACATTAAAGCTAAATCAATACGCATCTTTTCCCCCTCACTAAAAGAAGGATATGTAAAATCATCACGGAATCTAGATTTTATACTTTCATTAAACTCTTCATCCAATGTAAAATTAACATAGAAATCTAATGACTGAAGATACTTATTAATCAATTGATTCATCACTGGCAAATATTTACGAATGATCATTGACTTGATACCAGTATCTTTAAGAAGACCAGAAACAACATCAAAGCTTCTTCTCTCTTCTTTCATACTCGTTAACTCTTTATGGATAGTCATACCTTCATTAGCTAACGATGTGAGTTTTTCTTTCTCAGCATCTATATCATTTGTATTCTCCTTTATATCAACAATCTCTTGTTCAATTTCTGATATCAACTTCTTCTTAGATTTTATAGAATTAAATTTAGTTTTAACTTCCCAATTAAGATCAGATATTTCTCTATTAATCTCCACCTGCTCGTCAATAAGGTTATTAGTATCATGGATCTTCTTTTTATAATCATCTACTATAGACTGAGTTTCTTTAATTATACGATCACCATCCTGCAATTGACTCTCCTTAAGTTCTTTACTTAGCTCCTGTGTACACTTTGGACACTGATCATTATCAATAAAGAAATCTTGATCCTTCTTTGTTCTATTAATAATATTATTATTTGTATTTAATTTCTTCTCCAGCTTCTTCAATTCTTTATCAACACCATCAAACTTAGATAATGAACCTGTCTTGGTCTCAACCAAATCTAAATTAGTTTCTATATCAGAATCTATATCAGTTACTTCACTGGTAAGTTCAATTATCTTAATCTCTTTTTGTTTAACTGTTTTCTTAGCAGACTTCTCTAAAGACTTAATATGATCACTTTGCATCTCAGTCTTCTCTTTTATAAAAGATATACTACGTTCGTTATCTTTAATTGTATCGTTGGTAGATTTAATACGTTCCTTCAATAAGACATTCATAGTAGAGAATATACGAATGTCTAATAGATCTTCAATAATCTCTCTTCTAGATCCAGCTGGAAGTTGCATAAAAGGAACAAAAGAAGCACTACCCAGAATAACAATCTGAGTAAATGACTTATAATTTAATTTTAATACCGATTGTTCAAACCATTTCTGTTGATCTACTGCAGAAGATGCCTGATCTAATAAAGTATCATTTCTATAAATCTCAAATAAAGATGGTTTTATCCCACGCCTAATCTTCCATTCAACCGACCCAACAGAAAATATAACTTCAACTAGACAATCCTTTTCATTTATACTATTAACTAATTGATTCTTATTAATCCTACGAAATGACTTATTATATAATGCAAAAACAACTGCTTCTATAATAGTACTCTTACCAGCTCCATTCTGACCTACTATCAAAGTAGTACCATGAGAGTCTAGATTAATTTTAATTGGAGTATTACCAGAAGCAAGAAAGTTTTTATAAGAAATACTTTTAAATAAAATCATATGATTCAAATTGTGGAGGGATTACAAAGTCATCTGGTGTAATAATTACATAATTATACCCGAATCTTCTACATGCCGCAATGGCCTCATCATCAGGTATAGTAGCTATAGCCATATCAGGAAAATCCTCAGCCTCTAGAAGTCCCATATATCTAACGGCATCATCTTCATTCTGAAATAATTGAAGAACCTTTTCACCATGCTTTGTGATCACAGCATAAGCACCTTCCGATCTTTCTTCTTCGTCTTCTTTCATAGTGAGAATATACATTATTGTGCCTCACAAGCTTCTACGTAGATGGATTTAATTATGTTTTTTATATCGTTTTTGTTGCAATCAATATCTTCAGTCTCCTCTACATATTTATTGAGAATCGATAATGTATCTTCGCATTCAATACTCTGATCAGCATCTTCAAAATTTAAAGATTCATCTTCAATAATCTTAAGATCATGAACACCTATATCATACAACCTTTCAATAAATTTCTCAAATGTAAAATTACTTTTCTTCTCAGTAACTATCAATTTAATATAGGTATCTTTATACTCAGATAAATTCATAGTATTATAATTTACAGTACTATCATCATAAAATATCTTTCTAAACATTCTATATGGATTTTTAATAAATCCCAACTTCATTGTTTCTGGATCAAATAAATGAAATCCTCTATCATCAGCATAATCATTCCAATACATCTCATAAGGATTTCCAAGGTAATTAATATTTCCTCGTTCAGATTTATGATGAAAATGTCCAGAAAAAACATGTTCAAATTTAGAAAATAAATCCTGATCTATATTACCACCATAAAAGAAATGGCCAGGATAAGCTTGATAACCATTTATCTCAAGATGACCCATAGCAATCTTTGCATTGGTTCTATTAATATGATTAAAAACATGTTCTTCATTCTCTTGATTAATCCAAGGAATAAATGTGATCTTTCTTCCATCTACAACTACATCCTCAATCTCTGAAATTATTTCTATATTGTCAAATGCCCTATCTAATAATAACTCTGGTGTATTAATTCTATTTGTATTCTTATAGTATGCAGTATGATTTCCAACAATCATTTTAACCTGTATACCACGATCATATAATCTTTGGAAATAATGTTTCTTAATTCTATACCAAGCACCAAGATCTATATTCTTACGATTATCAAAAGTATCTCCAAGATCAAGAACAGTTTTTATCTTATACTTATCTAAGGCAGGAAAAAATATGTCATCATAAAACTTCAGGAAATAATCCCAGAAGACTTTAGAATTTTTTCTACCGTCTAAATGTTGATCAGTTATAATCGCTATCGTCATCTATTCACCTTGATCTCAAGACTCTCCTTGATACTATTCATCTGAGCTGAATCATATCCCAATACAGAAGAATCTGCACTAAAGACTTCATCAAACCCAGACTTCTCTAATATACGTGTCTTAATATCAAGTTGCTTTTTCTCTCTCTGAATCCTACGTAAGAAAGCAAAATAAGTAATCTGTGTAAAATACGCAAAAGGATTCCTAGATTTCTCTGGATCAAAATTATCAATATACTGTAAACAATTCTCTATGCCATCACAAATCATATCATCCTTAAACATATAGTTGACAAAATTCGGTCTATATGATAGATGTGTAGCTATCTTTAAAAAACAACTACCAATATATTCAGGAACTTTTGGTTTCGGTTCGTCATTTTCACGTGCAGTTATAACCTTAGTTCGATACACAATCATCGCTTCTAAGAAATCTTTATTATTGACGTAATGTTCTTTTTTCTTTTGAGCCATTATATCTTTCCTAGGTATACATACTATAACATAATTTAAAAAACTTGACAAGTGGCTAAATTCCCTGTAGAATAACTCTGTCAGGGTTCAAGGTTAGGTATAGCTACTTTTAAAAATCTTTAAATATCTTTTCTAATTCAGTTCTAGCATCTTCTACTTTATTTTTAAACCCCATTTCTTCAGTTAGATCAATTCTATTAATATCTGTATCAGGGCGTTTCTTTGGATCCTCTACATAAATCAAATATTTTTTTAAAGTTCGTTCATATATATTCTTTAGTCTATCGTCAGATTCATATATCGTAATTACTTTTGATCTTTCTACAAAAAACATTTCTTCTTTGGAGAATTTTGCCCAAGGACGTAAATCAATCTTTAGCATATCTCCACCAGGAGTTTGAATAAAGTTTTCAGTTACGGTAAATGGATATTCAATAACAAATCCATCTTCGTCTCCATCACACACTAGTACTTTACCAATGATACTTTCACCAGTAATTAGCTTTAATATTCCTGTAAATTCTTGATGCATCATATATCTTTTCTCCTAAAGTTAATTGGGATAATTTCATAATTAAAATTTTCTTGAGAGTAAGTTTTTACTCTTTCTATCATATGGTTTAGAGTATAATTCTTTCTTTCTCCTTTAGAAAAATCATCAGCTATATCATACAATTTAGCTATAGTCTTTCCTTCACCTCTACGTAATACTCTACCAATTGACTGAAGGTTTCTAATACGAGACTTGGAAGGGCTCGCAAAGATGATGTTGTGCAACCGCTTAATGTTAATGCCAGTACTGAAAGTACCGTAACTTGCGATAATGATTGCATTATTTTCATCTTCAGTTATTTTTCTTACTTCTTCTCTATCTTCAGTATCAACTCCTCCATGAATAAAGAAGACTTTACGATCTAGAGATACGTTACTATTTATCATTTCATATAGAACCTCTCCATGTTTTTCTACGTAAGCAAAAAGAACTAGAGTATTACCTTCTTGGTTCAATGCTAAATTGCGGATAAATTTATTTCTTTTATCTGATGTACAAATATAATCCATTTCATCTTGATAAGATTCAAATATTTTAGATCCATGCTGTAATAAAAGTACATTGATATGTAACTTAGATAAGAAACCTTTATCTATTAATTGCTTTGTTTTAATTACTTTATTAACAGAACCAAATAACCCTTCTAGAACTAATTGATTTGTATTAGATCCATCTAAAGTTCCAGTGAAACCAATTCTATGTTTGCAGTTATGCAACTTAGTCATTATATTAATTAAAGATTTTGCTTTAAACAGATGAGCTTCATCCCCTATAACACATCCAAATTGTTCAAAGTATTTCTTTGGTAGTTTATATATTGACTGCCAAGTAGTAATAGTTACTGGTTTAGATGTATACTTTTCTCTACCAGAATATATCTTATGACAATACTCATCAGAAGACCATCCATATGAATTAAAATCACCGCATAATTGTTCCACTAATGATGTAGTTGGAACTACTATTAAAACTTTATCTTCTCTATTAACAAAATATCTAGTAATAGCATAGATCATTAATGACTTACCAGATGC